GATAGATTTTTCAAAATTGATAATTTTTCAGGCGGAATGAACTCACACGTTTCCGAATACCGAGTTCCAGATGATATGTGTGCTTCAACACAAAATACTAGATTCAACCAAGAATATGGGAATCTTTCCAAGCGTGATGTTTTGCTTCTATTCTTAGATTTTGGCGACGAAACTATTAACGGCATACATAGGTATTATAAGTCTGACGCTACTCAAAGGCTTATAGTAGCCACAGGAACATATCTAAAAGCCGATAACTCCGGAGCTTCTATCACTCTCAAGGGAAGTCTAACCGACGGCAAAAAGTGGCAATTTGTTACCTATAAAGATGTAGCGATAGGTATGAACGGCTACGATAATGCCATAAAATATGACGGGGCTGTATCAGTTACCGACAATACAGACGGCCATAGAACAGCAGAAAACCTTTGTGCTGATCTTGGGGCGCCTTTCGCAGAGTTAAATACCGGGGCTAATCTTGACGCCTCTTCTTGGTATCAATACAAAGTAGCCTTTTATGACGGCTCTGCTTATACTTACAATACTTCCCGGTCTAATGCTATTCTGACAGGAGCCGCCGTTCAAGATATAACCTTAACAGATATTCCTATCGGCCCGAGCGGAACTACTGCTAGGTATGTCTATAGAACACTAGGTAATGCTTCCAAGGCGGCAGTTGAAGCAGATACTACCTTCTATAAAATAGCCACAATAGCTGACAATTCCACAAGAACTGTTAATGACGCTATGACTGATGATACCGCAGACGACGACGCCGCACCTACTTGGGCTACAGTTGCCGGAGGATCGGATTCAACACCACCTACAGGGAGTTTTTGCAGGATTCATAAACAGCGTCTTTTTATCTCTGGCAACACTACCGACAAATCAGATATATACTGGTCTGATGAGTATAACCCCGACTGGTTTGATATCCTTGATTATGAGCAGATAAGGCCAGATGACGGTGATGAGATAACCTTCCTTGCAGAGCAGGGTGGTATTCTTGTTGTTGGGAAAACTAATACTATCCAGAATTACTTTACAGATCTTGATTCAGAGTCGGTTTGGTATCCAAGTAATCCGTTTTCTTTTATAGGTTGTCCGGCTCCCTATACCGTAGCTGATACGCCTTTAGGAGTTTTCTATCTTGGCAGAAAAGGTCTATATAGATACACCGGGCAGGGCTCTCAATTTGTTTCTGACGCAGTAACTCCTAACATAGACGATATTTCACAGACTAATATAGAAAATTGTTTTGGGTTTTTCTTCAAGAACCAATACCATTTAGCCTATACTTCTTCGGAAACCGGATCGTCTGATAATGATAGAGTATTGGTTTATGACCTTATTAGGGACGCATACACTTTAGATACCCAAAATGTTAATTGCTTTACAGCCTTAAGCTCCGGGACTGACTTCGGAGTTTTATATTCCGGTTCTTCTCTTGATGACGGCAAAGTCTGGGCTCACGAAAGCTCTCCTTCTACTCTTATACAGCGATACAAAAGCCATTTTTCAGCAGGAACTTTTGATGACGCCAGAGTTTATAATACTGAAGAAAGGCCTATTGTAGAGTTAGCTTGGGATTGCACAATAGACGGGTGGAGCGCTGAACTTACTTCCAAAGGGTTAGGAACTACTATAGATGATATGCCGGGGATCATAGATAGGCCGGATACCGACGGAACTTGGACAAGCCCTTCTTATGCGGTAAATGCCGGGGCTTTAGACAAGCTTTACTGGAACGAGGAATTAGGCTCTTATGGGGATGTAACCTTCCAGATCAGAACTAACTCTACTCCTACTATGACAGGTATTGCTTGGTCTGCCGCCTTTACGAATCCTAACGGTGATGATATATCCGGCGAAACTGCTAACAGTTATATTCAATTGAGAGCTAACCTTTCCACGACTGATATTGACTATACTCCTACTTTGATATATGCAGACGGCTTTGTGATTAAGACTACTTATTTTGCAACAAGCTCTACTTACGAAACAGATATGTTAAGCTCTTGGGATAGCGGTTGGAAGGATTTCGGCACGCAAGGCCAGAAAGCCCATATTCAGAGAATAAAGGTATTCTATCAAGGAACAGAAGGAACTCTAACTTTTACTTATAAGAATGAGGAAGGGGATGTGGAGAATACTTTTGATATAGACTTATCTATAGAGCCTCCTCAAGATGTGGACGGCGACGACACTCTTGACTATATGGGAGTAGAAAATAGGAAAGTCTTTATACATTACCCTCCGGGTAATGCAGACGATCAGCCTTCGGCAATAGGACAATTATGGAGATTCTTAATAGACGACGCAAAGACAACGACAAGTCTGGACACGGATTGGACTGTGGACAAATTGGAAATAGTATATTGGTTGGATGAAAGAAATGATTAAAAGACTTATTATATTACTATTCTTTTTACCGGTTATGTTTTGTTTGGCCGATAATGTTCTTGAGGATTTTCAAGAAGAAACGGAAACAATAGATCAATATATGGAAAAGACTATCCCTGTTCTTAATGAAGAATTGAGGCGGTTAAGGAAACGAGGTATAGACACAGACACAGATGAATTAGCTTCTGTTTCTGCTAATGACACTACCGCAGGATATCTTAACGGAAAATTGGTAGCAGGAACAGATATCAGCTTTACAGAAGGAAGCGACGGAGGTGATGAAACTTTAACTATAGACTTTGACGGGACTTCAGATACTAACTTAAGTAATGTAATCTGGACTTTTGGGGGGTGTGGTTATTATTCAGCTAATAACTATGGTATGTATCAAGGAACTGCTTTACAGCCTAATGCGATTGGGGCTACCATTACATATATGGCTTGGGCAGCTGATGGAACTTCAAACCAAGACTTAATTAACTTTAAATATAAGCATAGTGGAGATGTTTCAACTGTAACTGGTTATGGTATGGGGGCGTGTGGAACAGCAGGGACTACTATGACTATTCAGTTTACTATTGGTGGACAAACTGCTACCGCTACTGTTGCTGGAACTGCTCTTGTGTGGTCAAGTGGCGGTGCTGTAGATGTGTCTGGATTAACACCTGGGACTGTTTATGATGCTTCAATAGGAATAAAAACAAGTGGTGCTGGGGTTGGAGTGTATTTATATTATACGACAGGAATAGCAAGTTAAAAGGAGGGTATTATGAAAAGATTATGGGGAAGAAAACTTTTTACCTTTATTCCAAGGGACTCTGCCTTTATTGGCAAGGCTAATTTTCTTTTTAGTGGCTTCAGAGTGTTTATGGTTTCTTGCGTGCTTGGATTCAGTAGAAAACAAGCGAAGATTTTTAGGTCTATCGTTGTTTCTTATATGATTAAGATGATGAACTACTTCTCCTTTTACAAGATACCGTCCAAGCTTCTTTTCCATAACAAGACGAGAACGCTTCATATATCCCCCTTTATCACAAAAAGGGTGATTGGGTTTATAGAGAAGAACATATCCCTTATGAGTAAATTTTCCTTTAAAGAAAGGGTGTTTTCTTCCTTTCTTAAAAGAGGTTTTATTGGGTTTCATAAGACCTTTACTTCCCTTATTCCAAGTCTTACAGCCTTTTTTAAATCTCCCAAGCTTATCTCGCATATTATAATTATACTGGTTTTTCTTCTTTCTGTCAACCCTTTCCTACTATGTTCACAATGGCAAGAGGGAACAGGGGAAGATTCTCTCAAAGGAGCAGAGGACGCTTCAGATATTGATACTGCTTCTTTTGAAAATGTTGTTGATCCTCTGGACAGGCTTCTTGATGATTATAGGGAAGGTTGCCGAGTAGCCTATGCTTCTGCGGCTACCATAACAGTAGGAGCCGGGGAGATTGTCCTTGAAAATGTAGCAGGAACAATAAAGCTTTTCCAAGAGAATACTTCTGCTACGACAGTTGCGTGGACTGATATAGACACCGGGGCAGAGGCCGCCTCTACGACTTACTATCTTTATGCTTTCCAAGAAACTGTTACTGACACCGATTTTGATGTATGTATTTCTACTTCAAGCTCCGCTCCGACAGGTAAGACTTATTATAAAAGGCTTGGCTCTTTCTATAACGACGCAAGCTCAAATATAACTAATGATAATAGAATTACAAATGATAATGAGCCTTTCCTCTTAATGTTAGGGGATTGGGTTTCCAAGACTGTAGGGACTTCTTATCAGGCTTCTACTGACGGGTTCGTAACCGGATATATTTCTGACAGTAATACGGTGGTTTATGTATATACAGATTCAAGCAATCCTCCTACGACTGTTAGATCTAAAAATGTTACCGGAAACTGGCAGGCCGCCGGAGCAGGGTGCGTTGTTAAAAAAGGCGATTATTATAAAATGGCAGGGGCTACTTCTATGTATTGGATTCCGAGCGAGTGAGTTTATGGTATTGAAGATGTTTAGAATTACTATCAAACAGTTTAAGATTTTCTGGATGGTTGTCCAAAATGTTTCCGTTTATATTGTCAAGTAAAAAGGAGGACTAATATGCGTATTTTGTTTTTGATTCTATTTTCTTTTATGTTAGTTCAGCAAACTAATGCTGAATCATGGTTAATAATCAATAGTGAAACTAAAGAGGTGATAAGTCTCTCCAATGAAGATGACGCACAGCTTCAAGCAGGTTGGGAAAAGATTATATTAGATGAAGATTTCAGCGATATAGTTTTAGCCCGCCACCCTGTTTACTACAAATACATTGATAAGAAATTCATAACCAACAATGATAAATTAGACGCAGAGTATCAGCTAAAACTTGTGGCCGAAGAAGCAAAAGAAGAGGAAGATATGATATATCAAAAAGCCAGAGCTTTAGCGATTGATGAATTAGTCAAAGAAGGCAAAAGCTTTAAACACTGGAAAACGGACGGAAGTAAAAAATAAAGGAGGAATAATATGTGGATAAGAACAAGACGGGCAATTACAAAAAACTGGCTTAAACCTGCCATTTGGCCAGCTTTGGCTTTCCTTGCTAATCCTGCTTTTTGGGCGGGTGCGGCTAAAGTAGGAACGACTGCCGCTTCTGTCTATGGTGCGACACAAGCCGGTAAAGGCGGAGGCGAACAACAGCTAGGCTCTGCCGGAGGAACTTCTACCCTTAATCCCGACTATTACCTTTCTGATTATTATAACAAGGGCCAAGAGTCTTTATACCAAACAGGCCAGAACTTTATGGCCGGACAGCCGGGAAGTTACTTTTCTCCTATCGGAGAAATAGGCGGCCAGACCTTTGAGAATCTTCTTAATCTAGTCAAAGGTGATGTAGGCAGAGGCGTAAACGAAGATATGGCCCGGAGGAATATCCGAGGAGGAGTAGGGGCTAGAGCCTATGCAAAGACTACTGGTGATTTATCCGCAAAGCTCCGTTGGGCTGATATGGAAAGAGCCCTTGAAGGTAGGAAATGGATATTAGGAGAAGGCCGGGGTATGACCGAAGGCGTAGCAGGTAGAGGATTAGAAGAGTCTGGCTTAAGGAATAAGTTTAATCTTTCTAAAGCTGATATTGCCTTAAAGATATTGGCTATGGAAGAAGAGGCAAAAAATAGAAAAGGTGATATGTGGTCTAGCATTTTCTCTTCTGGTATCGGAGCATTAGGAAATGCCTTTGGTATGAAGATGTTAGGTGATGTTTTAGGCGGAGGAGATTTAGGCTCTGCTGATACCGGAGATTGGAGTGGTAGTAGTTATGATGACTTCGGAGATATTGGATCTATGGACGATTTCGCAGGAGGAGATTATAGTTAATAAATCAAGGAGGCTATTATGGGATATGGATTAGAAATTGGAGCAGGAATAGCTCAAGGCTTGGAGAAGGCCACCGGCAACCTTATGAATATTATGGTTAAGAGAAAGGAGTTGGAGCGTCAACAAAAGCAAGACGGCATTGACTTCCAAGTTAAAAAACTTCAATTGCAGAAATTGGAGGATGACCTTGATCCGGACAAGATTAAAAGCGCAAATGACGCTCTTGCGGCAGAGAACAAGTTTAAACAAAGTAAGTATGATATGGCCAATAAAATGCTTGAGGAAGCTTTAAAAAAAGGAAAAGACGATCTAAAGAATATCCAGACTGTTGGAGATACAATAAGGAATATTGTTGGTTCTTCAGAGTTTCCCTTCGGCAAAGCTAAATATACTGATACGCAGGTAAGGTCTGAAGCCAAGAGGATAGCAAAAGCTAAAATGGGTAAGGATCCCTATATGACAAGGACAGAGCCTACGAATCAAGAGGTTCTTGACGCTATGCCGGCGGCAAGGGATTTTCTGAATAAGGCTACCACAAGAGGATCAGCAGGAAGTGATGAAGGTCTGTCGTATGATAGCCTAATTGATGAAGGACAGTCAAGCGAAGAGGCTCTTGAGTCTATGTTCAATGAATTGATAAGCCAAGGAAAGACACAAGACGAAGCCGATCAAATACTCCGCAAGATAGCCCAAGAGAAAGGTATTTTTTAGTGGCTGTATTTAGTTTAGAGAGAATCCGTAGCCTTGCTCAAGAAGCTCAGATAGAATCTGGTCTTATCGCTGACTTTATTAGGCCTACCGAGGGATTAAAACACGAACTATATAAACCTCAACCTACAGAGAAAAAATGGACTTTTGGAAGAGGGCATACAGTAGAGGAAGAAGAAACTCTAACTACTGATAGTTATAGTGATGAAGCGATTGAAAGGAAATTTAGAGAAGATGTAGATAAACATATAGAGAAAGCAAAAACCCTTTTTACTGATTACGACACCTATCCATTACAGGTAAAAAAAGTATTGACTGACGGGACATTTAGAGGAGATTTTGTATCTACCCACGACACAGTAAAACATATTAACGCCGGCAAATGGGATAAAGTTTCTAAAGAATACAAAAACAGAGGTGATTATAGAAGATCAAAAGCAAGCGAAGGAACTGATGATCCTTTTACGGGAGTATATAAAAGAATAGATAGAAATGCAAAGGTATTGGAAGAATACGGAAATAGCATAAAAGAAGAAGATCCTAAAGAATCCTTTGATTTAAACCGTCTTAATCCTTTCAGTATGCCCTCCGCAGAAGCCGCAGAGCCTCCTACCTTCAATATGGACAGGCTCAAGGCTCTTAAACCTGCCACAGACAAGCCACAGTTTAGCCTCAACAGGCTGAAAGGCATTGAGGAACCAAAAGCTACACCTGACCCCGAAAAGCCTACAGAAACGTCTCCTATGGCTAAAATGAAGGATTTCGTAGGAAACAGTCTTAATTTCTTAAAAACCAAAGGATTATCCTTAATGAGAGGCACTTCTCCCTTACTGGCCTTAGAAGGTGCTACAAAGGCATTAGGAACTCTGGATTTAGGCCAAAAGATAGCAGGGCAATTTGAGGATTATCTCCGAGAAGTCTATCGCTCAAGAAAGGAACAATTCCCGGACAAAACAGAAAGCCAGTATGTAGAAGAGGCTCAAAGAGGAATCCGGAACGAAGCCGCCGCCTTTTTAGGGCTTACCACCGGGGCCACAGCCGGTATGTTTAAAGGTGGAGAATTAGAGGAAACACTCAAGAAGGACTATCCTTTAGAATTTAAAATCGCAAAAACAGGCGGAGATATTATCTCTACCCTCACTTTGGTAAAATTCTTCAGCCCGGTTATAAGCAGTATGAAAGTTGCTCCCAATGTAGCAAAAGCTATTCCTACCTTACAAGAAATGTTTCCCTCCACAGCAAGGATATTAGGAGGTATGGCTCACACCGGATTAGTAGGCGTGGGAGTAGGAGGAACGAAAGAAGCTATCAGACAATTCCAAAGTGCTGAAACCATAGACCAGATAAACTGGTATAGCATATTCAAAGAAGGCGGTTGGAGCGGGTTACAATTTGCTCCTTGGGGAATAGTGCCGGGAACAAAGATAGGGCTTCAAGGTGGACTTATAGGAACTATCAAGAGAGCCGGAGCGGCCGCAGGGTTAGTAGGCGGTGGTAGTCTGGCTGTAGATATGGTTAGAAGAGGCAGGATAACCCAAGAGGATCTTGTTTCAGCCGGAGTCAACGCTACAGTAGCCGCTATCCTACAAGGATATAATGCTGAACAAATATCAAGACAATGGCAGACTAAAGATTTGACCGACCTTGAATTTAATAAAGACGTTGCAAGGGTTATGGCTAACGGAAAGACTCGCCAAGAAGCTGAAGAGATAGTAAAACTTGTCCGGTGGGATTGGAGGCTAGGCCCTAAAAATAAAAGTGCCTACTACGAGCAAGTAAAAAAGACTGTTGATCCTTTAGCAAAAGAAATAAAGAAAATAGATAATACTATCAGAAAAGCTGAAACCGACTTTGGTCAACAGCTTCAAAGACAAATGCAGGCCAAAGAAGAGATACCCCTACATCCGGCAGAGGCAGGTAGAGAGGGCTTCAATAAGATTTATCCTTGGCAACCTAAAGTAGAGGAAAGAGAAGTTGAGGAACTTAAAGAAGAAGCCCCCAAAGTTTCCCCGAAAACCAAGATACTTACAGGCCTTCTAAAAGAAGAGATATCTGAAGGCGAGGCCGGTAAGCGTCTAAAGATTGAAGGCACGGCAGACGAAGGCGACAAATGGATCGGACTAGGCTCTTCCTTCCCCGACTACTTCCAGAATAAGGGATACACCCAAAAGGAAACCCTAAAAATTATTGATAAAGTAAACAAAGGCGAAGAGCTTACACCTAAACAACAGAGAATATTTGATGACTTACAGAACGGAATAGTAAAAGCAATAACAGAATCGGAGGAATATTATGGCAGAGAAATTGAAAGAATTGGAAAAGAACAAGGGCACAGCGAAGAAGATATCGCCAGAGCTACAGACGCTTATAAGAAAGAGAGTGAAGGCACAGAGAATATTGGGGATATTACAGAAGTTGTAGTAAGGGAAAAAGTATTCCCTACCGGGGAGGATCCCCACGCTTTCATAGATGATATCAAAGCCAAAGGTGGAATAGCTTATCTTGACGAAACAACAGAAGAAGGACAGTTAGTTAAGTATAGCCTACCGGCGAAAGCTGAACCTAAAGAAGAAATAAAAGGTTTCCAGATAAAAAAGATTGAGAAGTATAAGGACGCAGATATTTGGGAAGTGCAGGTAACTCCTAAAGATATTTCTGAATTACCACCCAAAATAAACCAAGGAGATACTTCCGATATTTCAGACGCTATAGGAGCGACAGAATTTAATTATATAGGATATTATGATAATGAAGGTAACTTTTCCCTTGGCCCAAAAGAGAATTATTATCAACCAGATTGGCTAAAAGAACTGATTCCCATTGGAACAGTAGTAGAATACCACACGCCTAAAGGAAAGGTAGCCATACAATCCTTTGGAGATAAAGAAACCATTGGAATAAAAAGAATAGAAGTAGATAAGAAAGGCACAGGGTTTGGAACATATATAATGAATCAGCTAAAAACCCAAGCCGATAAAACTGGAAAAAAACTTCTTATAACTGATACCGCCGGCTCGGAAAAGTTTTATGATAAATTTGACTTCTTGACTCCTCTTGAGAATAAAACTATGTATCAATATATTCCTGCCAAGCCCGCCCCAAAAGAAAAGATCCCCACAGGTAAGCCCGGTGCAAAAGAAAAGTTAGCCAAGAAGATAGAGCAAGGATTATTACGCAAGAGCATAGGCTCACCGCTTACTGATAAGGAGATAGAAGGGGAGGAGCCTACCCCAGAACCCCTTATTGAAGAAGCCAAGAAGTATAAGAGTGCTGAGGAGTTTGTGGAGAAAGAAGCAGTTAATTTTAAAAGTGATATTACTGGTAAACCCAACAAGTTTAAAGAAACAACTGCTGGTAGAGAAGATATAGGATTGAAA